ATGGCTTTAACTGAAGTGTGGCTAAAAGCTAATAACGGCAAGGCACGTGATAAGGTTGAAGAAATAGCAGATCGGGATTCAATGAGTGTCAGAATCTCACCTAAAGGTAAAATTGTATTCCAGTTGAGATATCGATTTGCTGGAAAAGCTGAACGCTTAGACTTGGGCACCTACCCTCATATGTCACTCAAAGATGCACGCATTAAAGCTGGTGAAATGCGGTCGCTTTTAGATAAAGGAATGAACCCTAAAGTTGAAGTTCGTGTACAGCAGCAAAAATATATCGATGCAAGCACATTTGAAGAAGTTTTTAATGATTGGTATGAAAGTTATTGCCTGAAGAAGAAAACTTCTGCCCAACAAATTAAGAATACCTTTGAGCAACACGTAATTCCCGAAGTTGGCGATTTACCAGTTGACAGAATTACATTGCAACAATGGTTAGCTTTACTTGAAGAACTAGCTGATGAAGTACCTTCTATCGCAGATCGGGTTTTAACGAATGCAAAACAGGTCCTTAAGTGGGCTAAAAAAAGACAGTTACTTGAAGTAAATGTTTTATCCGACATTTATGCCAAGGAAGATTTGGGCATTGAGAGAAATAGAGGAACCAGATTTCTTTCTGATGAAGAAATCAAAATGGTTTTGATGGCTATTGAAGAATCAAATATTTTGCCTAAAAACAAAATTTTCCTAAAACTATGTTTAATGTTTGGTTGTAGAAATGGCGAACTCAGAAAAGCTAAAAAGACAGATTTCGATTTAAAAAGAAAAGTATGGGTTGTTCCTGTAGTAAATAATAAGACTGGTAAGAAAACTGGCCGTGAAATCATTCGCCCTATTTTACCTGAAATGGAGGCATTAATTGTCGAAGCTTTCGACTATAGCTCATGTGAGTACTTCTTAACTAATGACAGTGAAGCAACCCCTATGAGCCATGGTTCTTCAAATTCATTGCCAGCCTACTTAATGGAACGCCTAAGACGACATCATGACTTTTACATGAAGCATTGGTCCCTTCATGACCTACGAAGAACAGCACGAACTAACTTCAGTGCATTTACATCGCGTGATGTGGCTCAACTCATGATTGGCCATGTAATGTCTGGCGAACAAGGCACATATGATTATTATGAGTACCTACCCCAGCAAACTGAAGCATATGCAAAATGGTTAGAAAAAATTAAATTACTTACTAAATAATTGAGAATTAAGAAATGAAATATTGGGTTTACTTTTATATCGAGCATACAATTAAATATGGTGAACCTTTCTATAAAGAATCTGGGTGGTCTTTGGGTTTTAAGAATAATTATATTGTTGTAAGTTTGATGCATAGCTGACGAAGGTTTATTAAATAATTTTAGAGGGATCTTAAAATGTGTGCTAATTACGAACCAATACATTTTATAAAACGAAACAAGTCTATTTTGCTTCGTTTTATATAAATTAAAAATATATTTATTTACATTGGCTCAACATATCAAGTTTGTTATTTACTACCTTAGTTTTTACATCCAGCAAACTTAACAAACTTGGGAATAAATTATCCTGACTTAACTTTTGTTTAGTTTTTTGGCTTAAACAATTCACTTGAGCAAGATTATGTTGTTTCCAACTTTCAGAGAACCACATAATCATTGGTACATGTGTTTGTTGGCTCGGTGCGATTGCATAAGGTGAACCATGTAAATATAAACCATGTTCTCCGGTTGATTCGCCATGATCAGATAAATACCATAAACCTGTCTGATATTTTGATATTTCTTTTAGAGTATTAATCATTTGGCTTAATACATGGTCTGTATATACAATTGTATTATCATAACTATTTAGCAATTCAGTTTGCGAACAGCCCTGTATCGCATTAGTATCACAAGTCGGTTTAAAAGGTTGATATGCCTCAGGTGCACGCTTGTAATATGCAGGTCCATGACTACCCACTTGATGCAGAACAATCAAACGCGGACGATCATCATCTTTGGCAATAGTAGCCAAATACTGCTTTAAGCTGTCAATGAGAATGTCATCATAACATTCGCCATCTTTACACCATTTTTTCTTTAAGTTTTCAGGAATTTGGTATTGCTCAACACGATCACATGCACCTTTACAACCCGAGTTATTATCAATCCAAGTCACTTGGTAACCCGCACGTTTTGCAATATCTAGTAAACCTTCGCGGTGACTAGCTAATTGCTCATCATAATCTACACGTGGCATACCCGAGAACATACATGGCACAGAAACAGCTGTCGCCGTACCGCATGAGCTCACTTGCGAAAAGTTGAAAATATCTTGTTTAGAAAGCTCCGGATTCGTATTTTTTGCATACCCATTTAGAGAGAAACTTTCGGCACGTGCCGTTTCACCGACAACAAGTATCATTAACTTAGGGAGGTTCTTTTGTACCTGCTGAACTTGATGAGCATCTTGTCCATATATCACAAGAGGCAGATTTTTCTTCGGAGCCTTCTTATGATAGTAAGACATAAGCGATGAAATACTATTTTGCGGTGAAATCATCCCTTTTAAATCACGATGCTCACGAAATATTGCAGCGAAATCGACATAGTAAGTAAAAAGTAAAACACCAACCACTGCAAATGAAGCTACCAGTGAGAATACTTTCTTCAATAACAACCGTGATGCTTTTTCTTGTTTAAATTTAACTTGAGTAATTAAAAAAATGGGCAAAATAACAAAAAAAACTGTCCATAAAACAAAGCGTAAAGAGATTAGATCGGTAACTTCCGAAACATCGGTCTGCACCATATTTTGAATTTGGTCGGGTGAAATAATGATACCCAATGTGTTTACAAAATAAGAGCTAAAGCCACCAATAAATATCAATAAAATTGCAAAGATTTTGGCAGTCCATTTCCAATTTATTAATTGAAAAATTAAATTATATGCCGCTATTAAAATAACTAATGTCGCCCCTAAGAAAAGAACTGACTTAATACCATTATAAGGTGTAAGTTGATGGATTTTTTTAAAAAAACCTATATTCAGAAATAAACCTAGCCAGATAGATAAAAGCAAATTAAAATTTAATAGTGTAATATTATTACATATCTCTTTGAATTTTAAAAAATTTACTAGCATTTGAAAACCACTAAATATTAAAAACTCGAAATCTTAGCTAGTAAAACTTAAATAGAAATTAAAAAATGAGCTTAGTAACCAATAAGAATACAAAGCTATATTATTAAAAACAAATCTTTAAGCTCATCTTAATTTTAAAAATTTATTGTTTGATAAATTTATCATTTGAGACTCTTAGATGAATAATTCAAGTCATGAAATGAGTGAGTATATAACTAAAGTCCCCCAAGTTACCCTTCTATTCTGGATTACTAAAATCTTCGCAACTACTTTTGGTGAAACTGGCGGAGATAGTTTTTCAATGTCATTGAAACTTGGGTATTTAACTAGTACTTTTATTTTTGCCATAGTTTTTATTATCTTATTGATCTGTCAAATTAAGGCAAAAAGTTATAAACCATATTTATATTGGTTTACCATTATTGCGAGTACAACTGTTGGTACAACATTAGCAGACTTTGTCACTCGATCTTTAGGTATTGGTTATAGTGGAGGAAGTAGCTTACTCCTCGGCTTAGTCATCTTCTCATTATTGGGTTGGTATAAAGTTGAAGGCAGCGTCTCCCCTCATACCGTTAATAAACCTAAATCAGAAGTCTTTTATTGGTTAACAATTACCTTTAGCCAAACTTTGGGTACAGCTCTTGGTGACTGGTCAGCAGATACGATTGGATTAGGCTATAGTGGCGGGATTGCTCTTTTCTCAGCACTCATTTTATTGATGGTGTTTTTGTATAAATTCACTTCTGTTTCACGAACATTTTTATTCTGGAGCACTTTTATTTTAACTCGTCCTTTGGGTGCTGTAGTTGGAGACTTTCTAGATAAGCCCCTTTCCGCTGGAGGTTTAGACTTAAGCCGTTTTGCAGCATCAGGAGTAATATTAGTTGCTATTTTAATATGTATTTATTTTAGTAAAAATAATCAGTTAGGTAATGTAAAAAATGCATAAATTGTAAAAGCTCTCCTCAGAGGGCTTTCACACAAATTCCTACATTCACATTCGTATTTATCGTATGAGCTGTGCACCCTGATAACATGATACACAGCGCAGTAATAATCGAAGCAAATTTAGTACGCTTGCAATGAAGGACTTTCATGCTAGCCGATCCGGTTAGCAATCCAGCCATAGAAGAACTGTTCTTGCGTGGGATTACGCTCACAGATTTCAATATAACGCTGGCCTTGCATAATATTAAGTACTCGCACTAATACTTTCTCGCCTTCTTTTCCACGTTTGGCCAGATAGGTTTTAAGAGCACCTAAGGTGTTAGATCCATAAACACCATCAACCTTTAAATCTGCATACCCAGCTTTACCTTGATTGTTAAGCAAGTTCAAAGCACGTTGTAAAAGTGGTTTTGCAAAGTTGATACCGCAGTTCACACCTGTATCTAAGAGCTCTTCAGCTACTGCAGAAGAGATGATATTCACTTGGTCAAATCGCGGAGCTGTCCAATACTGCTTTTTATAAATGGCTTTGGCTACATCAAGCGGCAAATCTTTCATATTACCCTTATAGCCGTTTGAACGCGCGACCGCTTCAGTAATACCGTATTTGGTTGCACCGCCCCGATCTGCCGGGTTATTTACGTACCCACCTTCACGTTTAATTAATTCATCAAGATATTGTTCGATGTTCATTTCACTTTCCTTCAGATGTAAAAAAACCGCCCGAAGGCGGCATTAACTGTTTTCAATGTCTTTTCTGGCTTTTTTAAACTCTTTGATCACTTCAACGATCGTTTTCCCTTCCTGTTTGTTAATGAAGTTAAAGATCCAGCGGACTAAAGCCCAACCGGGTAAACCACAAACAAAGAAGAATCCACCAAGTGCAATCATCCCCCATACATCAGTAACCCATTCATGAAGCCCCCACTTCACAATAATGAATGAGCCGCCAGCAAGACTTGATACAACAGTACAGATCAAGCCTACGCCCCACTCTTGTGGTGAGCGTGGCATACGAGTCATTAATACAACTGCTGCAACCAAACCGACTGCTAAAGTCACCATGATTGCAATCCCATATAATTTTAAAAGTGCTGTAAAACCGCTAGTGGAAACTGGCTCCATAAATTTCTCCAGATATTTTTAGGCAATAAAAAAGCACCCAGTTGGGTGCTAACGTATTAATTTAAATTAAGCTTCAGAAGTACTTTGAGTAATCTGATTTGAATAGTTCCAGACAGTATCTTTCCATACATCGCGTGCAGCGACACGAATATAGTATGGCGTTGTTGGTTGTAGCCCTCCTATCGTTTTTGTAATCTCAGAGCCTGACCATGTAGGAGGCATTGTTGTTGGGTCAAAGTGAGGATTATTGCTAAGCCAAATTGCATAATCTTTAAGATCTGAAGCCTCACTAGGGATCCAGCTCACTGTTATAGAATTCGTCGAAGCTGATGTATATATGTTTGATAGCACTGGAGGAACGGGATTGCTAATACTTAATTCAGCGAAGGCACTAAGTTGGTCACCATTTTTACTCGCAACACGGATTGTGTAAGAACGGCCCAAACCATCTTGCTTAGCTTCTTCAATTGAATAACTATAATCTGAATTTGTCGTATCAACTTCACGCAACATTGCGCCATTCGACCAGATCTGAACACGATAACCTGTAACGCCACTTGAAGTTTGCCATTGTACTTTGAATGTTGTCCCGACAAATGGAGATTGCAAGGAAAGGCCCTTAATACCCGATGGTTTCCCTCCATTTAACGTGTAACTGTAAGCTGTTACTTCATCAAGAGTTTGCTCTTTACGTTCAAGTCCATTAAAGCTAGTGAATTTCAAGAAGATCTGTTTACCTACAAGGTTTTCATTGAAACTATACTTGAATATTGCTTTATCTAAGCGCACAAATGGCTCACCAGCATTGTGAATTTGTGCATCATCAAAACGTCCACGTAAAACATCACTTAATGTATAGAGACCTAATCCATTTAATGTGGCCACTTGATAGTTAAAGTATTCATCACCTAGCTTACATAGTGTCTGATCTGCATGTGCATCTTCCAGAGTACCGCTAAAAATCTGGCTTGCCGTATTAAGTTCAACTTGCATAGATGTGGCACTAGTATCAATGGCATCTACAAGCCGACCATAACGAGCAGAGCCATAGATGGTACCGATCATTTCATAAGTGGTATTGTCAAGACTTGCCCACACATTACAGCCACCCCAGTTAATGCCGCCCGATACTGCCGCCCATACCTGTACTTTACCATCTGAAAGATCTAAGGGTGGCTCAAAAATAATAGGGGCATTAACATTACCCGGTTCTTCATTCCCCCCTTGATAGCCGTTAGATGCTTGGAGATCATATTCAATCGCTGATCTTGAACCCACAGCCAACTCTTCTGCAGTCACAGTCAAACGACCCTCTTGGTCTTCCTCAATTCGAGTAATACGTACAGGAAAGCGGTATAAACCCAAAGCGCTATCAGTCAATGTAACTATATCCATAGGTTCTAGTCGACAAAACTTCCACCCCAGATCAAATTCATATTCATTTCGCACATACAACAAGCGTTGCAGTCGTAATTGTGCTGCATGACGGGCGATTTTTGGGTCGCAAAAAAAGTGGTTTTCTACAGGATCTTCAGTACGTAGACCAAACATTTCAATATTTGCTTGATCCTTTGCTTCTACAGTTTCTGTATTGTATTGATTAAAACGGTTGATATATTCAATCTGCACATGATTATAAGCATCTGTGTCACGGCTGCGGCGTACACGTACTGGCTCGTCATCGCCAATAAAGTCATCATCGGTTAAGTGATAAACTGGTGTGAGATCAGGTATAAACGTAACGCCGTTACCTGTAATTGCAGAGTCCCCAAAAGAACGGATCTTTAAGCCATCTGGGCTGGGTACCACAGCACAATTTACTGCCTCAACAATCTCATTGATAGTTTCATAGGCTGGTCGTTGTTCTGTGAAAGCTGGACTAATTAAAAGATTGGCAGCTCGGCAATAAGTTCTAAATTCGTCAAGATCTGCAATTTTAAGATTTGGGGCCGCACCATGACGTGGATGTGTGATGAAATCTTCAATAACATCTGCCGGATTAGCGTCATCTATCGTGTCAGATAATGTAATCGTACTGATCACTTCAAAATTATGGTTTGAAAGACTTGCGCTATTCCCCATCTCATAATTAGCACATGCTACATATCCCAAATAAGGATAGTTAATTGCCTGTTCTGGATGCTTTGATAGTAACCATCCCCACGGTGGATTATTATTTCCATCGAATAATTCAAAATTTAATTGATCAATAGGATCTAAAGTAATAGCACCTTCCTGCTTAGGGACATACTGTTCTTTATCAACCCAAATCAGGCCAATCTTCTTAATTTGGTTTTCACATAAACCAAGCATAAGAGACGCGCTATAACTAAAGGTAGTATTGCTGGTTTTAGTACCACCACCCTTACCTCCAGACTTTTGAACCGTTGTATGAGGTGTTGCTTTAAAATCCCCATACCAAAACATATTAGCCGCTACCCGTGTTTTACCGTACACCAATGGCTGGCAAAGACCATATGCTGACTGTTGGATCCGCATAGAGTTAATTCGGGTATCCGTTGTACTAATTGTAGTACTACCAAATAATCCACCCATTTATTTAAGCCTCTTCATACGAAAAAACCCGGCAATTCGCCGGGCTAAACTTCCTTTTGTTCCATCTTGTATAATCACTCCCTGATGGAGATAACTGTGAATGACCTGCGGCCATTCAATAACAATTGCACCATGACTGATACACTTGCCAAATTGATATAAAACGATGTCACCCGGTTGTGGAGGACCTTCGACCGGATCACATACACCTAAAATGAGTTCTAAATAACGTTGCCCCATCTGGTGTAAGTGCCAGTCAGGTGGATATGGCCGCGGGTCTAAATGGTCCATGAGTCCAACTTTTTCATAGACTTCACAGATCAAAGTACCACAGTCCACCCCCACACCTTTTACTCGCCCTTGATGATGGTAAGGAGTACCGAGCCATGTAAGGGCCTCTTGTACTGCTTCTAAATTTTTAGCTATTTTCGCCATAAAATTTGGTCCCATCTCACCCCTTTAGTGGTATTCTCAATTTGCTTAGCGGAATCAGAAACAATCTTTTCAGCATCATCCATACCTTTTTTAAGTTCGGAAGTCTTCGCACCAACGTGCACTTCCACTCGATTGTTGCTCATAATTCCTCTCTTATAGGCATAAAAAAACCGCCATTAAGGCGGTTCATTAAAAACTATGGATAATCAGAATTTTTATCTTAAATTTTTCGTACCCAAGAATAAGACTGCATTATCTCGGTTACTTGATTCAGTCACTGCATATAAAGTTTTGTCAGCTGAATCATAATAAGCCACACCATTAACTGACTGTCCTGCCAGATAGCAAGGTGAATAACCGAAAACTAAATCAACGTTGTAGTAAGGTGCATTTTCTTCAGCTGCTATTTTCCCTGAGAACGTGCAGCCACTTTGTCCCTTACCTGAAATCACACCCGTATTTGAGATAGTTAAATTCGCATCTTCAATACCTTGCACAATCACCGATTCTCCATAATAGGTGCCTGCAATTGTCGCTAGATTGGATGCTGTGTTGTTTAAATCCGTTTCATATACGGTATCGAATGTAACCTGATTTGAAGGCGAGTATGTGATTGTGCCTTTCAGGCTCTTATTGGAATCAACTGTTCCACTAATTGATGTATTGTAAACGGTAGCACCACCAAAATAAAAGTCTTTCCCGCTATTGGCTTTTATCGTATTGCCAGAAACAGTGAAGTTTCCAGTCATGAATCCAGCAATACCAGAAGAATAAGGTGCTGAATATAAGAACCAGAATTTATTATTTTTATCCACTAATCCGACTACGTTCTGTTCTTGATTGGTCTTTCCAGTGTAAATACCTTTGACTTCAGCTTTTGATACTGGTGGGTTGTTTCCCTCATTATTGGAAGATGAAGAATCACCTCCGCCACCTCCACCGCAAGCAGCCAAAGTCAAAGCTAAAAGACTCACCCCTAATACTGTTTTCATGGTTATATCCAAGTTGTTATAAAGTTCACACAAACTTTAACCAACTCAAGTATATAAATCAATCAGGGCAGCCTCAACCACCCTGTGGAAAATTCGACAAAACTTCCAACATATCTTCCTCCTCATCATCTGAAACGGTAATAGCTGGCGGAGTTTCATCAATACCCATAAGTGCTTCCAAAATACGACAAAGCCGTTGTATTCCAATATGCGCGGGAGGGTTACTTTGCTGATACGCACTTAATGCTCTTAATCTAGGCAGGTCCATTTCATTACGCACATAGTCGTAATCTTTACCCATTGTCAGGACTAAATGCGTGTACAGCTCCTCCCAGTTTATTCCCCCGAGCTTTCACCTACGGGTTTACCTGTATATTCCAAGCCGGACGTTTTAGTTACTAGGGCTAATACTTCTTCCATGTTACCCATATCTAAGAGCTCATCCGAAACATATTCACGGGTAATATCCGGGTAATTCCGTTTTAAACAAATATGAGCCATATCCACGATTACAGACACAGGCACATCATTTGAGCTTAATTGCTCTTGGAAACGCTCAAGTGTACCCAATGGTGCCGGAGCAAAAATCCAAGTCTGACCAGCTATTTCTTTACTATTACCACGCGGGTTATCAACTTGCTTAAATTGCATCTGGCATTACTCCGATAAATCAATTTTGAAAACACGGTTAAGATCGTCAGCCATAGGCTGGAATTCAAACTCAGGAATATCGTAATCGTCCTGTTTTGAACTGAATCCAAGTTTGTTACTGGTACAACGGAAGAAATTCATGTGCATGAACTTACCTTTGTAGTCACGTTGAAGGTCAACGGCAAACTCTGGCGTATAACCCATATCTAGGTTTGAGACAGTGATTGACTTAGCACCCGCCACCATTGCTGAATAACGGAAGTTAATAAATACCGTTTTACCTGCATCGGCAGCAGCAAATGTATAAGTACCGGTTGCTGCATCTACACTGTATTGCCCTGTTGTTGGCGCTGAGGCTACACGCTTAAGTGGGATTGCTTTTGCATCCGTTACGCCTAGATCCTTTACGAATGTACCGATGTTAGGGACAACCGGAGTAACTGAACCACCAGCCGGAATCACTTCACCATTAATGGTTTGGGAAACCGTTTCGATTCCACCTTCAGCAACAACGCCACCAAAGAAAATGGAATTTAATAAGGTGCCGTTAATTCGCCCGAATGAAGCTTTACATTTAATGGTACCTTTACCGCGTGCAGCATCTACGGCGAACTGTCCACGACCGAAAAGTTCTTTTAAGTCATAGCTAATATCTACACCAACGGATTGCATTACCCCCACTTCAACTGGTGTGGGATTACTAATCGGTTGCCCGTATACATCTTGAATCGGTGTAGCAAAAATCTTGCCGGCACCAAATAAATACTGAGCCATTTATTTTGACCTCTCTAAAATGACAAAACCGCCATCGAGGCGGTCATAAAATGAATATTTTGTTAATTGGTTGTGAGGATCCGGATAGGGATAATGGCAATCGCCTGATCATCTAGCATGTTTTCTACTGCTTCATACACTTCTATTGTGCCTTCAATCCAGCAATGCTCAACCAAACCTCCCAAGGTCTGACATTCATTAAAATCTGGATGATCTGGCTGAATAGCTTCACGTACACGATCGATGAATATATTCATCTGCGATGATGGCGGCTTTGTAGTGTCCGATTCATGAATATAGAGATAAACCTCAGCAGCTAGTTCAACTTTTGAATCCATACCATGTACCGGGACTTCTTGCTGATTGCCTTGTGTAATAAACATGGCTGGGCGCTGTTCTGGTGTTACATGGTTAAAGTGACGTAAACGGCGACTTACCGTAATCAATCCTTCTACCCTTGTGCTTAACCTTTCAAACAACGCCTGATAGATTGCTTCGCTATCCACCTGCTATACCTCGCTCAATTGCTGCATCAATATTTTTCGGCACAATCTTGGCCACGATATCCAGTGAATCACGCATGAACCGCAATTCTCTAAACCGAACATTCCTAGAATGGGCCTTAATATTGACCTGAACAGGTGAAATAGGTCGGCCAAACGCCTGTTTAATTGTCCTTAGGTGTGCTTTAACACCCAAAGCACCATTTAGACCAAACTCATGTGCAGGTGCATAAGGCACCAAAGCACCGCCAGCTCCCACGGTTCCCTCAATGGAATCCTTATCCTCATCCACCTTTGATGAAACGGATCCACGCAAGCGGCCTGACTGAACTTTAAGTCGTTGGCCACTTAACATGTCTTCCTGAACAATCCGCTGTAAGCGCAAAGTAAGAGCGTTAATCGTGCGTCTTATTTCAAACCTAACGCGATTATTCATCTCATCAAAATTGACCTGAGCATCAACACGATAATCGCTCATAGCTTAATTACTCTTTAGCAGAGGCTGTCGATTTCTTTGGCTCAACAACTTCAACATAACGCTCAAAACCTAAGGGCTTTAAAATATGGATAATGTCACTATCAGATTCTAAAACGCCGTTATTGATATCTAGGTTTTGCCCGGCAATAACAATTTTGCTTGGCTTGTAACCTTCTGGTGCCTGATATTTAAAAGGCATGGGATTCTCCTATACGACAAAAGCACCAACACCTAAACGGTTAGGGTTTGTGCCTTCATCATCAATTGGAATTGAATTTTTTAACGCAAGGTAACGCTGGCCATACATGCTGAGATCATAGAAAGCTTCTTTCGATGATCGTGAATAACTCACACTTTGGCCCGCAATTGTCATGCTTGAGGCAGTACCAAAAGCAGCACCATTGCCACTTACAGTACCAACTTTAAGAATATGTGCTGCATATAGACCTACAGCACGTTCCTTTAATGCCCCGAACTCAATTTGAGAAACAATCAGATCCGCTTCTTCTAAAGCATCCTGAATTTTTGCATCTGGCAAAGACATTAAACTCGAATCAGTCGAGAACTTTTCACGAAACGTTTGTACGTCCATAGACTCACCTTATTCTTTAGCCTGAGCTAACTTAGCTTGTAACTGCTCAAGTGTTTCATCATCACTAAACGTTACTTCAAGCGCTGTTAATTCAGCCTTCACGGCGGCCAAAGCATCTTCATCAGTTGGCTTTTGCTGCTCACCTGCTGCATCGTTTTGTTTACCACCTTTACCACCACGGCCACCAGTTTTACTTGTTGCTTTTGGCTCATCATCTGGGATTTCCTGAACTTCAAGTTCACCGATATTAATAAGATGTTTAGCAAACTTATTTTTACTGAGCTTCTTGTGTGCTTCTTCATCCACAAGAGTTGGGGTGCCTGTAGGCAAAACAGCAATACCAGAAAAAACAAAAGCGGCCTGTAAGCCGCTATAGATATAAGAATATTTCATACTGTTTTAATCCTTACACGTGATCCAAGTAACGGAGAGAATCAACACGCTTCAACCATACGCCCTGATATTTGTAGTGACCAGGCACTTTAATATCTACACCAACTGGTTGAGCTGCCAAGAAAGTGACGTCATCACATTTCATTTGGATGCATGACGGATCACGGCGGTAAATAATAGAACGGTCAGCACCTGCCGTACCTTTGCCGTTTGAACGACCTAAACCACGAATGGTTAACGGCTTACCTTGGGATGCGAAGATGTTATTTTCTTCAATGAATTTTAAGAAAGTCTTTCCGCCAGAATCAGCAACTACACGAGTAGAAAGGTGTAAGTATTGATTTGATGCCATCAAATAAGTATCTGGCTGTACGGATACATCCCCATCAACAAGATCTTCAGCATCTGCCAAGCTTGCATTGAAGTCACTTAGTACTTCTTCAATGGTTGCGGTGGCCCAGTTATGTTGGGCTGTAACAATGGTTACACCAGTTTGATTTAAGAAGCCTTTAACCCCTGTAAGCTCGTTGCCATACCATGCAATATTGCTTAAGTGTTTTTCTGCAGCTAATCGCGCCGCTTGCACTTTGTCAGCTTCAAGCGGAATATTCATTTTTTGAGCTGTTTCTAATTCAAGAACTGAATACCAATAGCTGATGGTACCAACCTTGATAGGCAGTGAAACACTGTCATAGTCCACTTCTGCCACAGGGATGTCATTACCTGTACCTGAATGGTCCTTACCAATGCCAACGCCTTTTTTACGTGTAAGTACTTCACCACCACCAAAAACACCATTCACAGGTTTAACAGGAATGTATTTAGCGTAATCCATCACTTGCTGAAGCTGAGGATCCATTTCGTTAAACTCTTCCAATTTAACGAATAATTGGGCTAAAGCATCAAGGTTAAACGCATCACCAATAGTTGCCTGTACCACTTGAGCTACTGGTGTTAGACGTAGCTTCATTGCTGCCAATTTACTCATAATTATTATGCCCCACGTAAGCGAACAGCAGCTAAGCCCTGTTCATTTGAAATTGTTTCCCAAGATGCGTTCGGTAACTCTGTACCGTCCAAAGCTGTTGGGGATAGAGAACCTAACGGCGCTGCTGTGGTACCGTTAGCTGTTTTGACATATACCTTTGCGTTAATGTCTGTGACCGGTGCGGTGACCTTCACGTAAATCGAACCGATGGTCATAACAGGTGCTACATCTGTAGCTTTGTATGCCTCTTTACCATCAGCCGTTTTGCCTGATTTACCTACGCCGTGACGTACGATAATTCCAAACTTGGTGTTAGTTGCGCCGGTTACTGCAGAAAATGTTTTTCCGTCTGTACTACGTACAACCACGTCACCATCGTTCACCAAACCGGTACCAGCCATAGGCAGGGATAAAATATCCTCTGGTCCGATGAGGTGAAACTTCATACCAGGTACAGCATCGTATTGCTTAACCATGATTTACTTCCCCTTAGATTGTTTTGTATGCGTTTTCTTTACTGTAGGTCTTTTCATCCCCACCGCCTGCTGGGTCACCATCGCCAGCTTTAACACTTTGTTGCTGGTGAAGAGCATCACCTACAGGATTAGAAGGATGAGTACCCTTCACAGCACAGAGTGCACGGAAAGTTGTGTCGATCTGCTCAGGCTTTGCATCACCTACTGATACGCTACCCATCAAAGCAGTTACTAATGCATCACCAGCTTTTGCAGCAATAACGTCACGCTTGATTTGCTCACATGTGCAACCTTCAGTTTTAACTGTTGGTACCAATGCCTTTGCATCGGCAATAACAGCAGCACGTTCGGCAGCAGCTTGTTCAAGTTTTTCAGGCGTCATCTGGTTCTTTTCCAGATCACCTACTTTTTGCTCAAGAGCAGTTTTTTCGGCATGCAACTGATCTACGACTGCTTGAATTGCTCCAAGCTCATCACCGATAGAAAATTGCTTATCACCAACTTTAAGTTTTACAGCCTTCATGTTTTCCAGCTGCTCTTGTTGCTGCTTTAATGCATCGGCCAGAGGCGTGTTATCGCCGATGTTAAAACGGATACCGTTTACAATTACTTCCATTGATTTATTCCCCTTTGGTGGAGTTTGCTGTTTGTCACCGATGCGGCAATCACCACCACAACGGCCATATTTAACGAGTGCTACGTGATTGCCAATTAAATTGATAAATTTCGCTTGATACGGCGTTCCATCTGGCGCGGTACCCTGCTCAACGATTAATAAGGCTCCATAGCCAAGCGACATTTCTAGCCGCTCGTTGCTTTGGATCAGATCAATGCTGATCTTGTCTTTAATAAGCAAATCGCCCACCAGATAATCACCTTCCTGCCGGACGTTCTCACAATAGCCAATGTGATAATCCTTCCAGTTAGAAGCGTTAATTTCATTTTTAGGCGGGTGATAGTCAGTAGTGTCTACACCATCAAAGCTTTGAATAGCCTCAGGCTTAAAAAGCTCCTCTGGTGGCGTGTAGACATTGATGACTTGATCAGCGGTATAACCTTCCAGTGATGGAAACTCATACGCATAGTACTGTCGTACTTGAGGCGCTTTAGCTAAGCGAACATTGACGCACTTCAAATACCCTTCTTTGGTAAATGAGCGTGTCGATTCACTAGGCGCAAAGTCACCAATTTTGAGTTGGTAAATGTGCTTAGTCATTAGGTACCTTCTGAGGTATTAAGAACTCGACTGTAATTTTCGTATACCGAAGTCCCTTATCTTCATAAGACTCAACGGTAGTTCTTTGCTGGCGACTAAATGGGATGCCGGTCTCAACATCTACCAACTGAAGTAAATTAGTCCCCTTTACAAAATCAACTTTGACGTCACGGCGTATCTTTTCTGACATAAGTTTTTCTCACAAAAAAACCACCCGAAGGTGGCTTTATTAATTTTCAAAATTACGTTCTTGAATAGGTAACAGAAAAGTCTTTAGCAGAACCGAAATCTACACCATCAATAAAAATATTAGTTTTAATGGGTTTGATATTCGGCGGCTGCAATCCTTTTAAACTTTCCACCACCTCTTGAAACTTTTCAGCAGCCTTACCCGCCGCCTTAGCCAAGTTAGGAAACCCGTCACAGCAAGACATTAACCACAGTGGAGTGAAGTCGCCACCAGTTACAAACCCGCCTTTAGCAAATTTCTGTGCTTGTAAACGGCGATAAAACCGTTTTTTACTAAACTTTTTGCGTTTCATGGCCATAAATCCTTATTAATGGTATTAGGCTTTAAAAGCCATAATGATCGAATCTAATTTCCAAATCAGAATAGGGATTGAAATTAAAAGCACTGACAAGAAAACCTTTTTCAAAGTTAGCTCTCGTATCTGGTTCATTTGCTCAGGTGTAACAGAACTAGAAGTTTCCGTTTTATCCCATTTAATTGGAGGGGTTGAAACAGTTGGTGGCGGAGGTACTGGTTTTGGTCTAGGGTTGTGGCAAGGTTGATAGCCATTTCCATTTATTCCGTTGTAATGAGTACATGCTGGGCATTTCCCACAAGGTTTAAAGTCAGTCAATTAAGATATCCTCATAATTAGGCAACGCCGTGCAACGACAACGAATAGGCTGACCGGGATGTCCACCATCTGGCGGTGAATCCCATCTAAATGTCTTGCCCTGTTTATGTTGATGATCTGGCCTTACACGCTCATCTTTCGCCGTTTGCCATGTGTATGTCTCGACACCCATCGAAAGCTGTCTAGCACGGTTAATTTGGCCGTTAATCTTGCCCATCTGGTCACTAGCAATAAGACGTGCACGATAATCAGTAGATAACCCTAATTGCTTAATAGCTTTGGCCAACTCTTCATTGGTTTGTCCAGTCTGCAAAGCATTAGTAATTAGTACCTCAAGCTTATCGGCGTATTGCTGCGGAATAGACTTAATCAAACTGACATTAGCCGTAATGTTTAGATCTACCTCGTCCTGAATATCAGCAGCTCGATAGAACGGGGTTAGATCCACACCAATAATTGTTTTGGTGTGTTCTGCAATTTGCTTGTCCACTTCCTTTTGGGTGTCAGTCACAACCTTTGTGGCCAACGGTCGTGAAATCTCAACAACATACTTTGTGAGCTTTTCCCTAAACGCCGTCATCATGTCTGAGAACCAAGCATCACCGATATTCTGGCCGACTGTAGGAATAACCAATTCTTTTGTTTGTTCCTGACAGTATTTTGAAATAGCCAGTAATTGCCGAGTGTAATAAAGCTCAACACGGCGATTTACGTGTACGGCTCTAGGCTTGGAAGCTTTACGACCTTTCTTACGTTTCTTCGCCTGCTGGAGGTGGGGTTTCAGGATCTGAATTATCGTTGTCATTAAGCTTCACCATTGTCTCAAGCTCTTTGATATGTTTTTCATCAATCACTGAATAAACACCATCAATAACAAGCTGTTTTGCTATCTGTGGCTCGGTAATGATGCCCATTTCTAAATACTTGGAATCCCGTTCAGCGTTAGCTTTCTCAACCTCAGAACGCACCTTAGCGTCTAATTGCCATAACGGGTTAAACACAACATCTAAACTTGGAATCTGACGACCAAATGTAGCTTGAACAATTACTCTTAAAAGCTTCATCATGAATGGCTTTAAGGACCATATTTGCTTAGTTGCGATACTGTCGTAATAGTTCCGTGTGTCGTGCTCACCAGTTGCGTTCATGCCTGCAGGTGATTGCCCAAATAAAATCGTATATGGCATATCAGCTGCACCAGCAGTTTGAATCGAATACTCACGCATGAGGTCAGGCAGACCGCCAAAGCTATAAGATTTAGAGTCATACTCCTCCTCTTTATCCAAGACGATCATGCCATTCAAGCCCTTAAGCAATCCGACACTAAGAAAACGTTCAGCTACGGATTTCATATCCTCTTTGATCTTATCGACCAAGTTAGGTGTTCTAATCACGTCAATTTTTGATTCATGGACCAGACTAGCAGTGGCTTTCTTTACGGCAGCATGATCAAGCAGATCTTCATAAACTTCCTGCAAAACACTTACAGGTTCTTCATTAACTACATCTGCATGGCAAAATTTGATTAAGCGAGTGTGGTGGATCCTTTGCGTAGATTTTCCATCAAGCTTTAACTTATAAAATTCAGGCTGCTTTAAAAGTCCACCTGCCTCCTTAGGCGATAAGTATTTACTGGTATCAGCTTCAATGTACTTTTTCTTAAGCACAGTGAAAAACTCTAAACGACCAACGCCTAACTTGTTTAAATCGAACGGTTGATCTAAGTTGCCGCCGTCTACAGTCCCTAGAAGCACATAGCAAACACCATATAAGCGAGAAAGTACTAAACTAGATAAGAGCACCCCATCTAAGTTAAATGCCTTACACGCCTCTTTAAGCTTCAATAAATCGTTGTCTTGTATCCCTTCATAGAACCAACCAGCTCGGAGCATGTCACTTGCTGGACGGTTTACGATGCGCTTAGCCAACCAGTGTTGATACACGGCTTCTAATTGCTCATCAGGAATTACTTTCTTAACGAAAGAACCGTGTGAAGCTTTGTCACGTTCGGTACCAATATTTGAGACAAAGTTTGTATACGCCCCTGCATCGCCAATTGCATCGGGCTTTTTAGTTTCAGCCATAATTTCCTCTAATCAAATACAGTCGGCTTTTTGGCTAATGAATCATTAATTGCATCAATGGTCGGGTCCCACTGGTCGTCATGGTCATGTGACCAATCAGCAGTGAGCCCTTCAATCTCTTCAATGTAGTTCAATAGCCACGGTGCATTAGCTGGTAACCAGACACGGCGTTCTTCAACATAAAGAATGACGTCCATAGTCCTTGATAGCTTGTCAGTACTTCGCTGAATCGCACGTATTGGTAAAGTGGTCTGCTTAGATATGGACTGAATTAAACCGGTACCACTCGCCTTATCCTCTACGGCCATATAACGAAGCTTGCCAATCTTTGTGTTACTGTCCTTGTGTTTATTGATAAAAGCTTTAGCTTCTTTCAATAGCTCTGGTGCTTCCCATTTGCCACGCTTCACATCAATGATGTAAAGATTATTGTCATAGCCAAGACCAGCACATAAAAACACTGAAAAGTCGTTATGCTCTTTAGTCTTCTGAGCCGTGTCGGCCCATATTGCACGCCATTTAAGAACAGGTAGCTCTAGATAACGTGGGAACCATTCAGCCTTAACCAGATCACCACCCAGCTTTTTAGGGTTTTGCATGTATTGGCTTGCAAATGTGTAGCGTGACACTGTGGCGCCGTCTTTATCTTCCCCGCCTTTCTCCAGCTGCAGCAATGAAAGTAAAGATTCTTTTAATGGCCAGTAGCTTTGACGGCCTTTCTCATCACGTTCAACATCACGTGGAATTTTGCGCTGTATGTGCTCTGGTAGCTTACTGATGTACTCATCATCAATAAGTGCGGGAATACTGATTTGTTCCCACTCACCAGGTACATTGCCAGTCAACACAAAGTTAGTCGGATCTTCAACGTGCAAACGCTGCATGATCAGAATAATTGGCGTATCAGATTTAGCTTTACGAGAGTTGACCGTGTTTAAGATCTTACGGTTAGCTTTCCGTCTAGCTGTTTGGCTAAATGCATCCTCAGGCTTTAATGGGTCATCGAGAATAATCGCACCGGTAAAGCCCTCATTGGCTAATGTACCAGCACGGCGACCGGTGACCTGCCCGCCCATTGAAGCAGAATAAACATGACCAGCATCATAGCCATCAACGGTGGTTTTCCAGCTCGACTTAGCATCCGTACTGGTAGAAATCTTTACTGGCCATAAACTCTGAAAGTCTTCCGACTTAACAATGTTTCTGGCTGTTGCCGATACATCCTCTACAAGTGATTGCGAGAAAGACAAATACAAGAAGCGGGAACGAGCATTACGTGCTATGCCTCGGGCAATAAGATTTGTGAGTAGTTCAGTCTTACCACTACCCGGTGGAACGTTAATAACTAGGTTCTTAACCTTTCCAGCGATTACCTCGTCAATCTTGTCGGCAATATATTCATGATGCCAATTGACCGAAAACTTAAAGCCCATACGTGGCAAGAAAAAAGCACGAGTGAAAAATAAATGTTCTTTCTCACATTTAATCCGCTTAGCTTTGGCTTTAACAGGATCAATATTCGTTCTCGAGTTCATCTATCGCCTGCCTTACCTGCTCATCGGTAGCAGTCACATAGGTAATATTTTCGCTTTGTAATGGACCACCACCAGCGCCTGTAATTTCAGTCTTATTCGTGTACTTGCCGCCTATGTCCTCAGCAGCTTGCTTAAGAATGCTTAAAGCTGCTACACGGTTTCTACTGTGCTTTTGATATTGGCTTTCGTAGCGCTGTAAACGCACCGCTAAATTTGCAATAGGGATTGCCTCAGGCTTACCCAAAAACATTTCGCGAGTCTTTTCAAAATCTTTTCTTAATTCTTCGCTCAGGTTCTCGCCTGCCCGTTTGGTCGGGTCGTATTTCTCACACTGCTGTTTAGTAACTTTTATCCCGTATTCTTGGTTGACGAGCTCAGCAGTTTCTGTGGGTGTATTAAATACGGCAAGTGAGCGAACTATAAAGAGTTTTACCTCTTTTTTTAGAGCCGCCATATCCTCAATCCTGTCAACCTACGTCAACCTAAATAGCCAAAAAAAGAGCCTCAAGGCTCAGGTAATTACGCAGTTTCCACAACATTTCGAAATATCTAAATCAGAAACAAACGGCGGGTTTTTAGCGACTTCAATAAGCCGCTTAACGTTTTCATTTGCACCCCAGCGTTTAACAACACCGATAAACTCTTCCACATCGTGACCAGCTAAATAATGCTTTGGTAAGCCAGTATGATCACTGTAAATAATCTCACCGTCCGAGTCTCGTTCTACACCAATGTGATAAAGCTCATGTTCAAGCAAAGCACAGAACTCGCTATCGTTTGCCTTTTCACAAAAGCTTGCATCGATGGTGATTAAGTAAACTGGAACGAATCCGAACCAGTCTCGCATTTGCTGCTCTTGTCGGGCTTTCTTCCAGCCGCCTTGTTGAAACATAACCTTTTCACATTGGCCGAGCACCATACGCTTAGCTCTGGTATAAGCAGAAGAAGCCCATGCGAAAGCCAAGAAACCCTCATTGTCATGAAGCATCTCAGCGATATGGTCGTGATCTGGATTATGCAAAGGACCACCAATAGTTAAAAAATTTGCAATTACCCAATTCATTAAATCAGGGGCTGGCGCTAATCGAATTGCTTCTTCTTCATCCGCTTTATCAATTAATTCCTGTGGTGGAAATGGTCTGATCTGCTCCATCTTCAATTCTCGCTAATTCGTCTTTAATCCAGTTAATGACATATCCCGACAAAATAGAATCTGGATGAAAGCGCTCTATTTTATAACCCATCTCTTCAGCTTGATCATATCGATCAAGACTCCATGCTTTATTTGCCAGCTTTCCACCACGTCCACCAGACCAGGGCCCACCCTCAATTTCAATGAGCAAACGCAATTTCACAATATGAAAATCAAAGCGCCAGTGTTTGGTATGGATCGGTTGAAACTTACTTTCAAAACCAATCGCCAAATCCTCAAGTTCTTCCTTAAGTGTTGCCTCAGCCTCGAGATATTTTTGCTTCGCTTTAGGTAGCGGTCTGGATTTAGGCTTGGTTTTAGGTTCTTTTTCCGAGTAAGCCAAAAGTATTCTGTAGAATCCATTATTCTCACCCATAAAAAAACCGCCCTAAGGCGGTGGCTAAACTCACAGGCAATATAGTATTACTTCTTAAAAGTTGCCTTATAAAGCTTTGAATTAAAGTAATCCGTAATTTCTTTACCTTCGTTTTGAATTTTTTCCTCATTTAAGGGTAAAAAATCTAATTCAAATTTCAAGCTCATATACTCTGGAATAAATTTCTTTATAGGCGGAGGTGGTTTAGGTCCACCTTCTGTAATTTTTTCGATTAATCCAGCTAACCATAAAATATACTCACCTTCTGAATTATGAGGAGGAATCAAACTCACATCTATTTTTACTTTACATTCATCTAATGGTCTACTAAACAATTCAACAAAATCAATAAAATTATATTTTAATTTAAATTCTGTTCCCTTAATTTCTCTGCGTATACATGTCATAAGTAAGTTCATATTTTCAATACAGTCATGTGAAAACAATTCCTCATCTTTAATTTTGTTATAAATATTTTCCGCAAACATGAGATACTGTGGCATTTCAGCAGCTCCTCATTTTTATAAAGTATTTTTCTTAAGATAGTCCTATTATAACAATGTTGCAACAAGAAATTTTCCATTTTTAGTTTAAGGAAATTTTAAAAATTATAAAAACGATTATATTCAATGAATTAGTACGAATAAAAGCTATGGAAGTTTGATTTTTCTATTGAGCTTTAAAATGGATTATTGTGTTTAAATTATCAATTTAAAAAGCTTGCCTAGTAGGCAAGCTCCCCCTTTTTTGATATTTGCGCTGATCAATAAGGTTTAGTGTTACTTAAAGCAACACACTGATAATACTGAAATATTTAAAAATAAAAAAGCCCACTTCCTATTTTTATTCAGAAATGGACTTAGCGAAAAAAACGCTTAAACCTGAAATAGGAAATATCTATTCGGAAATATCTCCAACTTCATATTGGCATAATATTTAAGCACTAGCAATAGGGATTGAATTAAAAATATCAAATATTCATATTTAAATAGATAAAGATTTCTTTTTTTAAATGGTTTTATTTTTAGCCTACATAATTTTTTTAATTATCAAGACTTATAAAGAATATGTGCCCATCAATAGGTAATACTTAACAAGGTCTTATGTATAGTAACCATTAGGCTCTAGAGACTAAGAACTCAAACTGACTAAAAATAAAAAATAATTAATTTTCAATATTAATGATCATATACTGCAAAGTTATGTATATTCCAACTTCTCCATTGTTGAGTGCCTCATATAAGTCTTCATCAACGAAATCTCCAGATTCATCATATAGCCATTTATGAATTTGAATAATTTGTATATTCCCTTTTTTGTCTATTCTTGCTATTGGGTCTATTACGGACCGAACTATCACCTTCTTCTTCGTCTTAACATCGAGCAATGTGATAATTGTCATTTTAAAATCCTTATAAATATCCTGTATAACAACTACTCTCAATCAATAAAGATTTTTATATTTAAATTACTTAAATAGCAATCTTTTCAATCTAGAAAATAAATAAAAAACACTACAATAGTATGTGCCTATTAGAAAAGATACCTTAAATATTCTACTAGCAATAAAAAACCGCTTTAAGGGCGGTTCATCTAAAATTCACAGGTACTTAATGAAGATTTTTTTTCTGTCTTTGCATCTTTCTGGGCTCACAAATTTTTCCAATAAAGTTAGTTAACCACAAAATACTTTCTTCACGATCTTCAAAATGAGGTATAAGGCTTAAATCTACTTTTATTTTGCGATCAGCTAAAGGCAAACTTAAACAATATTCAAAGTCTATTGAGCTGTACTTCAATTTGAGTTTTTTTTCTGCAGCTTGATTCTTTATCTCAGCCATTATGCGATTGAGATTAACAATCAAATTATTTGAAATTTTATTATTTTCATATACCCGTTCGTAAACTGTCTCAGCTACATCAATGTAATTTATTAGCTCTACATTCTTATTCATGACATTTGTACTCCGTTTTTTTAATTATTCTCCTAAAATCATGTTTATTTGAGTTACCTAATGCATCATCTAAGTAAATATTGTTTAAATTCGATTAATTTAATTTTAAATAAATTATTGAATTAATAATATAATTATTGGATTTTATAATATTTTTATACATCTTTATCCTTAGCAAATTCAATTAAAATTTAATAAAAAGCCCGCCAATAATCGATATTTAGCGGGGCCATTTGCGCCGTAATACGTCCGGCAAACGATAAAACTAGTTTTTAGGTGATCTAATGATATTTAGAACTTTCTCAGACATATCATGTAAGTCAGATCCAATTGGCAGCCAAAAATGATAGTTAATGTTGTCGCGGTTAAAAACTTGCTTGTAGTACTCAGTTTTAAAAGATGGGTCGATATCAGAAGCTTTTAGTAATCTGCCTTCTTTCTCTATCTTTTGCCCATCTAGTTCACCACCAACACAGATATTCATTTTAAGTACCAAATTCTAATTAGACTGGACTATAGCATAAATATAAACATGCTTAAGTGGGCATTCTTAAACGCTTAACATTTAGACAAGCATTCAATTTAGATGATTTATAATGTAACGACCATGTATTTAGGATGAAGACAGCTAATGTGTGGTGTAAATCTAACCATTAAATCAAAGGAACATTACTTAATGCAAAGAAAAGGGGCGCTTTTAACGATTGTACTGGTGGCGCTTGGTGCCCACCACCAGTACAACACAATATCAACTCTACAATTAATTAATATGGAGGTGACACAAACAAATAACTATCATTTCTAATAGAATTTCAGGTGGCGATGTTTGGCGACGAGCCACCTGATTTAATTTTAAATCATAATTGAAATCTAGCAAGTATAAAAACAAAAAGCCCATCAAACGATGAGCTTTAGATCAGTGAATTACTTATACTTCGTCCACTATATCAAAAATATGCCATAAAGCGTCTAGACAGTCAACAAGTCTAAATTATGCTTTTCTACTAATTGAGAAGCTTTTAAACGTTCAACGATTTTAATCATTAGATCATTGGCAGTTATAACGTCGATTCCTTCAAATGCTTTTAGTGTTAATTGCAATTTATTATTAATTACATTTGTAATTATTGATATTTTACCAAAATAATCAGGGTAGTATTTCAAAGTTTCATTAACTTTCTCCCGACTAACGCCTTCATATAGTTTTACAGTGTATGTTTTCATTTGAACCTCCATTTTGTCTTAATCTTTTATCATGACCTAATAAATAAAATCTAGCGCAACTCACCATAATTGCGACCTGAGCTTTAGATTGGTTTGTTTCTTGAGCAACCTTCAACAATCCTTTATTTTCAACCTTATTTTTAATTAAACAAATTAATGCAAACTTAGTTGTAAAATCTGTTTTATCAGAATTTAATAGACTTCGTAAAAGTGCTTGAATTTGATCCGCCTCATAATCACTGATCTCACATCGAATATAAGATTTACTTTTTTGTACTTCTTTGCCAGCTTCACGCATCAACCAGTAAATTTGATTGATATGAAGCCCATCTGGCAAATCACCCCCTTTCATTCTAACTGTTTCACACCATGCGCCAAACTGCTCTAACCAACCGTCAATAGTATATTTAGACCAATCCATTTGTTGTGTTTTTAAAACTGCACTCATTTTTCACCCACCAATTGCTCAATTTGTTTAATCGCCACGCCTGCTTTAACTTGCTCTGTACTAAACCGTAAAACTGTAAAACCCATCATTGCTGCGGAGTTATATTTCTCCATATCCCCGATGTAACCTTTACCTCTTGTGTGACGGCCTCCGCTCCAGATCCCGCCTTCTACCTCAATCAAAATCTTTGTACCCGTTATTAAAAAATCTGCTCTCCATTTACGATCAGGATGGAACTTATATTCCTGTTCAAAACCAATCTTGCATGCTCTTAAATGCGTTGCCAGAACCATTTCACCCACACTTGGTTGTCTGGCAACTTGCTTTGCTGAACGCCGCTTTTTATTTTTCTTTATCGGAAATAACTTGCGGTATTCAGCAATGCTGACTGATGACATCAAGCACCACCTTTCAGCAAAAGGTCTAATTGATTAGCAAAGCAGTTATAAACTCGCGCTTTATCCTGATCACCAAAAAGGCTGGAAGAATGAGCATCTTGTTTATACTTCTGAGCCAGTTTTTCAATTGACTCCCTTAGTTCAACCAGAGTGCTTTGCTTTTTACCGCTGAGTGGTTCAATTGAGCGTGATACGTGGTCAGCCATTTCTTTTTCCATATGATCGAAGTAACTTTGACGTGCTAAATCCCTCGACTTGATTAGCTCTGGTGAAATAAGCTTTTCCATTTCACGGCGTTGCGCTTCAATCCACCTACTGTCCATTTTTTGCGCCCTCCGCATTAAACTTCTTCGCTTGGTCAAGTGCCTTCTCTAATTGAAGTAACTCGTTGTAATCAGTATTAGATAGCCCACTGCGGTTATATTTGCCTCGTAATTTTTCACAAAGAGTCTTAACTTCTGCAAAACCGCCGTAAGAATTTATTAACTCTTCAACTGCACAGTGTTGGCATTTACTCATGGCGATATCCTTTCTCATCTAGCTCTTTACGCGCCAACCACCACAAAACCACCGCACCGCTAATAGCTGCTGTAAAACATGAAATTAATAAGCCCCACGCTAAAATCTCGAATTTATTCAAGCCGCCTCTCCTTTACCTTTTTGTTGAAATCCAACCTGAATGAGGTATGGCATCAATTTTTGTTGTTGCTCTGGATCTGCAAGTTTCACTGCGACACGTGCAGCAAGTTGTTCATAGCTCTCGTTACCTTCAGCGTATTTGCTTGCAAACTCAGGATGTACAGAAAGTTTTTGAGCAAATGAGTAAATCTGTTTTGAACTAAGAGTATTTGATTCTCCCTGCGGGACTCGGACCTGCGTTCCAGAATTTGGTTTTTTAGATTGTTCACGTGCTTGGTATTTTCCACATGCGTTGATTAACCAATCTGCAAAGTGGTAATTCATGAGTTCATCGCAAAGATTCTTCTCGGCGTTGTAGAGTTCAAATGCTCGTAACTCTCGATCGAACCAAGTCGCTTTTTTGATCTGCTCGTAAGTTTCCTGATCAGTTGCCAAAAGAATTTCTTCACGAAGTTTTTTCAAACTCAACCATGTTTTTTTATTTTTAGATTCTTCTGATAGATTCTTTGAAAGATTCCGTGTCCCAACGTTGGGACTGTTTAACGGAATTGTTGGGACTCTTTCATGGAATTGTTGGAACTGTTCCGTTGTTGGAACTGTTCCATTGTTGGTATTGTTTAAATCATCATTTTCAGTGTCAAAGTGTACCTTTGTTGGTACTGTTTCCCGACCTTTAACTCCGATCAAAAGATAGACTTTTACCTGCTTAGTTTTACCTTCGCGCTTACCAGTATCGATAATAAATCCGTCTTCAATTAACTCATCAATGATTTTTAAAACGGTCTTACGGTCCATTTCCGTGTCATCAACTAAACGAGCAATACTTGGATAGCATTCATGTGTTTCACCAGCTCGATCGGCTAGTGAAAGAAGGACTAATTTTTTGAGTGGTTTTAATGCTCCACCCACCTTTTGTTTTTGACGGGTTTTCCAAGCCCAAACTGTTGCATCTAGACTCATTTATCCCCCTCTTCATTCAACTGAATGAATGTGCTACCCAAATAGCGGATCCGTTTAGCTCGATATAAACTTGAGATGATCGGGCCAGCATGAATAAGATAAATCCCATGTTTTCCATGCTCGTCAACCAAGGCTGACCTGATTACTCAAGCTAAAGATCACATTAACACCTTAACGCCTGCACAACTTGCAGCAGCTAAAGCCCAAGAAGAGCTAGAAAACTGGAAACAAAGCTGTGAGGAAGCAGAGCATGCAGGTGACCTTAATCAATTAACTGAGTCGCTTGATAAAGAACATATGTATTACCAGAACATGCGCCAAGCAATGTTAATGAGGGCTAAAGCATTGAATTGCACGTTTGATAAGCAACGTGGCACTTGGATTAGTCCACCTGAATTTAACGGTATCTCAGATCAACAAAGAGATGAACTTCAAAACTTTATTGCTGAACGTGGCCTCGATGTAAAAACAGTTTGTGAGCACTTAGGTATCGATGCCCTTATCCAAATTGAAGCGGCAAAACTTAAGGCAGTTAAACAAGAAATTGAAACCTTAGCGAAAACGGGGATGACAGCATGAAAAATATTTTAACTGCTCAAGAAGCATTTGCAGCACTTCAAAAAGGTAAAACTGTTCTATGTCGTCCTATTGGAGACATGTTGGACTTTTCTGACTTAGATCAATTCCCCGCTTCTGTTTTTGGTAAACCGGGTTTTGAATTCTGCATCAAAATCGAAACTATTGAGCTGGCTGGCATTACATTCACAAAGCCATTAACTATTGATGAATATGAGGAAGGACAGGATGTTTTTGTAATTACTACATATTCGCCTTCTATTTACGTCGTGAATTTTAGAACCACCGCATTAATTGAATCTATTAATAGCGGCTTTGTTCAACGTGATGCAGAAAACGCCAAGCTTCAATTAAAAGCTTTTTCAAAAGCACTCGGTATTGAAATCAACAATGATTTAAGTGTTATTCGTCTTGGTGAGGAACCTAAAAAACAGAGAGGCAAAAAATCAAAAGCTGAGCCAGTGGCAAAAGTAATACCTTCTGAAGTTTTCCCTGCAGATAAACAGCCAGCGATTGTTATTACAGAACAAACTAATGTCACAGCTTCCGAAGACCTATTAACTCCAGTTACTAACGAACTTAATATTAAGCCGAATGTTAATGCCCAATTTGAAATTTTGCTTGATGCAATCCGTATTTGCCAGTCAGAAAAAGAGCTAGATTCAACTTGTGCGAATCTTGAAAAAGAAGGCTTTACTCAAGAGCAAATTGACCAAATAAATCTGGCTAAGCAAGAACGATTAATTGAACTCGATTTTATTGAAATGGATGCTGCTGATACAGCTAGTGAACAAGTTTTTTCTGATTTAGATGCGCAAGCAAATGATGAAGTGGCAACCATTTCAATGCCTGAAAATTATGAATCATTAGTTCAAAGCATCCAGAACTTTCATACCCCTGAAGAAGTTAATAGTGTTATCCGTTACACCACTAAATGGACGGAGGAACAACGTAAGCCACTATTAAATGAAATGCACAAACGCCTTGCAGAGTTAAAGCAAACAAAACAAGAAGATGATGGATTATCACCTTTAATCGTCCGCCTCCAATATGCGGCAGATCTAAAAACGCTTGAAGAATTAGAGTTAGAAATTCCTTCACGCCATCAAGACGTTCATAAAACCTTATGGAATATGGCCAAAAAGCGCCGTAGTCAACTCAATGCGGCCGCTCATGAACCAGCATATCTTTTAGAGGATGGCCTCTAATATGAAAGATCAGTACAAGAAAGTGAGCCAAAAACACATGCTTGGTTTTATGTACTACTTGCAATTGCTGGGCTACGTAATAGTCCGGCAAGGCATGGATCAAGCAATGTTTCTAACCAAACATTATGCGGTACCAGTCGCTTGGCGCCGCATAACGATCGACTATCACAACCGATTAAATAAACCGGCACAACAACTTTATAAAGAGTTTGTTGAGTGGACTAAAGAAGAATATTTGAGGGCTTAAAAATGGAAGTAAGAATTAAATCTGTAAATGGCTCAAGTCCTTTACCAGCAAATTTACAAATGGATGTTGTTTATAAAGCTGTTCGCATAGATGCCAATCGAATGAAAGTAACTTGTGATGATGGTCAAGTGATTACAACAAGCATTTCAAAATCTGGTTATTTGGGCGATTAGGGTGAATGGGAAATTTTAAGTGAGGATTCTCAACAATGAGCAAAGTTATTGGTGAAGTTAATTTGAGCCCTAGCTGTATTGAAGGTACTCCGGATCAGGTAGCTGTTCATATTTTTGAAAAAATCATTTGTCCAAGTACTGAAGAGCTTCTCAAAAATAATCCTGAGGCTGCAAAGGTTTTTGCATACCACATTTTTGGTTTAGCGCTTTCTCAGCTAGCCGAATTCCATTCAACTAAAAGTTTAGATAAAGCTGTAACCGTTACTCTTCACAACCTTTTGCGTCAATTGAAGAAAGAACGTAATGAGTTGAGGAGCTAATGGATGAGTGAAGTAAAAGTTAAAACATGTGATTTTTGTGATGATGGAAATGGTGAATGCATTTACCCCTATTACGGTCTTGCCCCTCATATTCACACAAAGCCAATTGGGGGCACCGTATTTCTAAACGAGTCATTACCTGAAAACTTCTGTCCTGATGGGGATGGTTTAGGCATGTATACACATTGTCTGAATTGTGGGGGTGACGGCACATATGAAGGCATCCAGTTAGAAGTTAAAGCGGAAAGTAAGGAGGGCTAATGTGGATAAATATCTGACATCTAACAATGTGTGTGAGATGTTTCATATTACTAAACGCACACTTAATCGGTGGGAAATTAACACACCTTGGGGGATTCCATTCCCAGCCCCGGCATTAAGTTCTGAGGGCGGAACAATGAAAAGATACCTCGCTACTGATGTAATGAAGTGGGAGGAAGAATGCCAGCAAAAGAAGCAACTAAAAAAAGCTATATAA